CATGAGTGGATTAAGAGGAGGTAAGAAATAATGGGCGAAATGCTTACTTATATTTTCAGTAGTTTACGGTCATCAGAGAAAAGACTGGATGTTATCACAAGAGCGGTCCGTAAACAGAGGAGCTTAAATAAGCAACTTACAATCTTTGCTGCTCTGACAACTGTAAACTTGGTTGTTATGAAAATCGAGCAGAAGGATCAGGCACTGCGTATCAGAAAGCTGGAAAAAGAAATCGAGGAACTTAAGCGTCCGGAAGGAGAGTAAAAAATGCGATGATCGACTTTATGGTGATTTCAACACGTTCAACGAAACGTGGAGTAATAGAAATCTATCCAAAGTTCATTATTAAAAAAAGCACCGATCTAATGATTCGAGGTGGTGATTTCTATGCTATCTGGATTGAGGAACGTGGTTTATGGTCTACGGACGAGCAAGATGCCTTGCAGCTCATTGACCGCGAACTGGATAGATATGCTGAGGAGAACCGCCAGCGTTTTAACTCCGATATGAAAGTCCTGCATATGTGGGATGCCGAGTCAGGTATGATCGACTCATGGCATAAGTATTGTCAGAAACAGATGAGAGACAGCTTTCATACGTTGGATGACAAACTTATATTTTCCAATACAGAAACTAATAAAAAAGACTACGCCAGTAAAAAGTTGAATTATCCGCTTGAAGCTGGCGATTTGTCTGCCTATGAGAAATTGATGTCTACTTTATATTCGGAAGAGGAGCGGACAAAAATTGAGTGGGCTATAGGGTCAATCGTATCTGGAGAATCCAAAAAACTGCAAAAATTTATGGTTTTATACGGAGCTGCTGGAACAGGTAAATCCACAGTTCTTAACATTATTCAGCAGCTTTTCGACGGATACTATTCTGTATTTGATGCAAAAGCACTTGGATCTTCCAGCAATTCATTTGCATTGGAAGCATTTAAAACGAACCCTCTGGTTGCGATTCAGCATGATGGCGATTTGTCAAGAATTGAGGATAACACCAGATTGAACAGTTTAGTATCTCATGAGTTGATGACTGTGAACGAAAAATTCAAGTCTACATACTCAAACCGGTTCAAATGTTTCCTGTTTATGGGAACAAATAAGCCGGTCAAGATTACAGATGCGAAGTCTGGTCTGATTCGAAGACTGATCGATGTATCGCCGTCTGGAAATAAGCTGAATCCAAAAGAGTACAAAACGATTGTGAAGCAGGTAGAATTTGAGTTGGGAGCTATCGCTTATCATTGCCAAGAAGTATATTTGGACAATCCTGGTCGTTATGACGATTATATTCCGATCACGATGCTTGGAGCATCTAATGATTTTTATAACTTTATCATCGATTCGTACCATGTATTTAAGAAAGAAAACGGGACAACTCTGAAAGCTGCATGGGAGATGTACAAAACCTACTGTGACGATGCCAAGGTCGGATTTCCGTTCTCGCAGAGGGTATTTAAAGAAGAACTTAAAAACTATTTTCATGATTTTCAGGAGCGGTTCAATCTGGATGATGGAACTCGTGTTAGAAGTTATTACATTGGGTTCAGAACGGAAAAATTTGAAGAGGAGACTGTGGAGGAAAAGCCGGAAGCGGTCAAACCGACACTGATCCAATTTGATAGCACTGAATCCATATTCGATGATGTGTGTTCGGAATGCCCCGCACAGTATGCTTCGGAAAATGAAACGCCTCAGAAAAAATGGGATTCTGTTCGCACAAAATTATCTGGAATTGATACAAGAAAACTTCATTATGTGAAGGTTCCGGAGAATCACATCGTAATCGACTTTGATATTCCGGATGAATCTGGAAACAAGTCATT